GATTCGACTTATTTTCGCGACGCCACTACGGGCATTTCGTTCGGCATCAAAATCATCAACCAACAGCAGTATGACGGCATTGCGGTTAAAACGGTGACCAGCACCTACCCGCAAATCATCTGGATTAACATGACGTACCCCGACATTGAGATGTACGTCTACCCCGTGCCAACACGGGCGCTGGAGTGGCATTTCATTTCAGTGGAAGAATTGACTCAGCCCGCCGAATTGACGACAACGCTGGCATTCCCGCCAGGTTACTTGCGGGCGTTCAAATACAATTTGGCGTGCGAACTGGCACCGGAGTTTGGCGTTGAGCCGTCGCCCACCGTGTCGCGCATCGCTATGACCAGCAAGCGCAACCTCAAGCGTATCAACAGCCCCGGCGACATCATGTCGTTGCCGTACAGCATCGTTGGCACCCGCCAGCGGTTTAACGTGTTCGCCGGAAATTTTTAACTACTAAATGGTACAAGCGGCATGATACTTTCTCTTTGCCTCAAGGTAGACTTGGTGCGCTTCTTCTGGCGTGCTGTAGTCGCCAAGCCATTTAGATTTTCCGTTGACGGACATGCTGGCCCGCCATTTGTTTTGAAACCAAATGACGCCCATAAAGCCGGATTTGTTCCGCCGATTGGGTTTGCGCACATTTTGCGAATTGCCGTCTGCAAGCACATCGCGAAGGTTGTCGATTCGGTTGTCCGCTTTGTTACCATTGATGTGGTCAATCAGCCCTTTTGGCCACGATCCATAAACGTACAGCCACGCCAAACGATGGGCTTTGTAAACGCGCCCCCCGATGCCAACGGTGATGTAACCGATACGTTTTTCAACACATCCTGCAACGTCACCGGCTTTCACGGCTTTGCTAGGGCGTATTTTCCATATAAAAACCCCTGTACCGGCGTCATAATCAAGCGTGTCTTTAATCTGTTCAACTGTCAATTCCATTTTAAGGCTCCAGTAATGAGCGTGAATGTTATCACGCCAACTATTGGAGCGCAAACATGAAGACACCGATTCTGGGGCAGGCGTATGTGGCTCGCAGCGTCAACGCTGCGGACAACCGCATGGTCAATCTGTTCCCAGAACAGACGCCCGAAAACGGCAAAGACGTTGGGTTCCTCAACCGCGCGCCGGGGCTTCGTTTGTTGGCGACCGTTGGGTCTGGCCCCGTCCGAGGGCTGTGGCAATACGGTGGGTATGGCTATGTGGTGTCCAGCAACACGCTGTACCGTATTGACGCCGCGTGGAATGCTACGGTGTTAGGCACCGTAAGTGGGTCTGGCCCAGTCAGCATGACGGATAATGGCACGCAGTTGTTCGTTGCTTGCAACCCGCTCAGCTACATCTACAACGCTACTACGGGCGTATTCGGGCAAATTACCGACCTTGATTTTCCCGGCGCTGTGACCGTTGGGTACATTGACGGATATTTTGTGTTCAACCAGCCAAACTCCCAAACCATTTGGGTCACGCAACTGCTAGATGGTACGTCGGTTGACCCGCAAGATTTTGCCAGCGCCGAAGGTTCGCCTGACGGATTGGCGGCGCTTATTGTGGACCACCGCGAGGTGTGGCTGTTTGGCACCAATTCGGTTGAAGTTTGGTACGACGCGGGCAATTCTGGTTTTCCGTTAGAACGCATCCAAGGTGCGTTTAACGAGATTGGCTGTGCGGCGCCGTATTCCATTGCCAAGCTCGACAACGGTCTGTTCTGGTTAGGGTCCGACGCGCGCGGTAATGGCATCGTCTATCGAGCCAATGGCTACACCGGTCAACGGGTCAGCACGCACGCCATTGAGTTTGCCATCCAAGGCTACGCTAACATCTCAGATGCGTTCGCGTACACATACCAGCAAGAAGGCCATGCCTTCTATGTGTTGACGTTTCCGACCGGCAACGCGACTTGGGTGTATGACGTCGCTACTGGCGCATGGCACGAACGGGCGGCGTTTTACAACGGCCAATTTTCGCGTCACGCCAGCAACTGCCAAATGAATTTCAACAACGAAATTGTCGTTGGGGATTGCGCTTCCGGCAACCTGTATGCGTTTGACCTTGACGTTTATGCGGACAATGGCGCGGCCCAGCGCTGGTTGCGGTCATGGCGAGCGCTGCCGTCAGGGCAAAACAACTTGAACAGAACCGCGCAGCACGCATTGCAACTAGATTGCGAAACGGGCGTTGGTCTTAACACCGGGCAAGGCAGTGACCCGCAGGCCATGCTACGTTGGTCCGACGATGGCGGGCACACCTGGTCAAATGAACACTGGGCGTCGATGGGCGCGATTGGCGCGTCAGGCACTCGGACGTTTTGGCGTCGGCTAGGAATGACCGACAAGCTGCGCGACCGCGTGTATGAGGTGTCGGGGTCCGACCCGGTGAAAGTAGCCATCATTGGCGCCGAGCTATCGGTGACCAGCACTAATGGCTAGCCCGCCCAACACTACTAACATCCCTGCACCCAGGGTTCCGTTTATCGACCCGCGAACCGGGTTGATGGCGCGCGAATGGTACCGGTTCTTCTTGAACCAATACACCGTACTGGGTACCGGCGCATTCGACCATAACTCGTTAACTGGGCTTCAAGGCGGCACTACCGGCCAATACTACCATCTGTCACAAGCCGATTATGCGGGGACTGGCAGCGGCGTGTTTGTGCGGTCTAATTCGCCGGTGTTGTCTGGCAGCACCACCATATCAGGACCGTTAACGCTCGGTTCTACGCTATCTGGTATTAGCGCATCGCTTACTGGATCTTTTAGCGCTGGCTCTGGGGCATTTGCTGGGCCAATCAACGCAACGACCGGCACGTTCACGGGCGACGTGACTGGAACTACGCTCACGCTATCAGGGCTCGCTACGTTCAACGCTGGGGCGTCGGGAACCAACGCATCGTTCACCACTGGCTCTATTGCCAGCTATTCGTTCTCTGGTGATGACATGACGTCAACGGGCTCCACGGGCGGGTCCGGCCAGATGAATTTTTACACATACAACGGTGACATCCCAGCGTATGTGTTGGCCATGAACATTGATAACCAGCAAAGGCTGAATTTTCCGGCAGTCTCAATCGTCGGCGCGCCTCCAGGCTTAACTAACCCGACGAACTTTTACCAGCAACCCCGCACGTTTGAAGACAACCTCAGTCCTCCAAGCACCACTAACACGTACGGTGTATCGAATGTTTTTGCCTTTAACACGTTGCAGGCCACGAATACCAGCGTCACGTACACCTACGGTGCAACGGTGTGGATTGTGGGCGCGATGTCTGCTGGCCCTAATGTCACGATCAGCGAACAACTAGCATTTGGGATTCAATCGGGTAATGCGACTTTTTCAAACACGTTTTACATTGGCGCAGGTTACGGCAGCGTAGCAACATCGAATGCGTCTGGGGCTTTTGTTTCTCAAGGCGTTCTCGGCTATGGCAAAGACGCATTTGCAAACTCACCCGGCGGCGCGAGCACTCAGCTAACCTCGAAATCAACCGGCGTAACGCTGAACAAAGGCTGCGGTGCCATCACCATGAACGCAGCCGCGCTGGCAGCGGGCGCGTCAGTTGAGTTTGTCCTGACCAACAGCTTCATTGCGGCGTTTGATACCGTCATCTGCAACATGGGGCCTGGCGGGACTGCATCCACTTACCTTGTGCAGTGCCAAGCCGTGGCCGCCGGCAGTTGCCGATTCCGCGTGACCAACTACAGTGGCACTTCGCGTTCTGAGGCTTGCGTGGTAAATTTCGCCATCATCAAAGCGACGAACGCATAATGGCAACGCTTGTTTACAGCCTTGACGCAAACAACCCCGCTAGTTACCCCGGTTCAGGGTCTAGCTGGTTTGACGTTAGCGGGAACACCTATTCCTCGTCAGTGACTGCGTCTCTCGTCAATTCTCCAACATTTGTTAACGCAGGCGCTTACAAATATCTACAGTTCACTAATGCCGCAAGTTCATACGCGCAATTTGCAGGGGCGGCAAATGCTGGAGTAGCGCCAAGCGGAAGTGATTTAGCCGGCGCGATTTACCAACAAAGTTTTTCGATTGCAATGTGGGTACGTTTGGATACAACGCCATACGTCGGCAATGGTGGCTCTAACAACGCGCAGGCGCTCACTTCAATGGCGTGGGGAGGGAGTGCTGGGGAACACGTCCAATTTCAACTTTCGTGCGGCGGTGCCGGTTTTGCGTCCGTTCAAAACCAATGGGGATGCGCTTGGTTCAATTCTCCGACTAGCACTTATGCGACAAGCATTACGGGAACTTTAGGAGATCCGGGGTACACCATTTCGACAAATGTGTTTCATCATGTTGTAGGCGTGTGGGATTCGGCTGGCACTATCAAAATGTATGTGGATGGAGTACAGGTAGCTAGTCTCAACACCATCAGCGGGGCAACTGTCCCGCTGTTTACTGGTTATTATTACAATCGGATGTACATCAACCGTTCAACGGCTACCACGCCAAGCGGTTATACGCCGTACATTGGAAACACCAGTTTCAATCTGTATCAGATATATCAGGGCGCTTTGTCAGCATCAGAAATTTACACTTTATTCCGCGCTCGCGCGGCACCATTCGGGTATTCACTAATGGCAACTCTTAGTCCACTACCAAAAATGCAGTTTTTCTCCACCGCCGGCGTGCCGTTGGTGGGGGGTAAACTCTACACTTATGCCGCTGGCACCACCACGCCGTTGGCGACCTACACGTCGCAGTCCGGCGCTACGGCCAACACCAACCCCATCATTTTGGATTCGCGGGGCGAGGCCAACGTCTGGCTGTCGTCAGCCGCGTACAAGCTTAAGTTGTCCACGCCAGCGGATGTTGAAATCTGGACCGTGGATAATGTCGGTAGCGGCGAGTTGTTTGGAACATCGCAGTTTTTGGCTAGCGTCAGTGGAACCGACACCATCACGGCCCTTGTGACGTCGCCCAATTTTACCGCTTACGCTGCGGGGCAGACGTTTAACTTTGTCGCCGCCGGAACCAACACGACAACCAGCGTGACGCTAAACTTAAACAGCTTGGGTGCTAAATCGGTTACCAAACAAGGCAGTGTGGCTTTGGCTGTTGGTGACATTCAATCGGGTCAAATGGTTGAAGTCGTGTATGACGGCACGCGGTTTCAAGTCATTTCTAGCTACCCGATGAACTTGACAACGCCGCCGGCCATCGGCGGCACAACGCCCAACACCGGCGCGTTTACGAACCTTACTACGCAAAACCTTGCGTTTAGTGGCACGACGCGGCGCATCACCGCCGATTTTTCTAATGCCACTATTGCTAACCGCACGTTGTTTCAGACGACTACGGCTAATAACACCACGGCGGTAGGCTTATTGCCGAACGGCACGTCTACGACGTCGCAATTTATTGCTTACGCCGCTACCGACCCTGACAACGCCGCCTATGCCTACATGCAGCACACTGGGTCTGTCGCTAACATCGGCGCTACCAAGACGGGCACTGGGTCTTACACGCCGCTATCGTTTTCCACTAGCGGCACCACGCGACTTACGATTAACGCGGACGGCACTGTTGGTATTGGACGTTCGCCGGTATCCACGCAAGCGTTGAACCTGGCGGCGGATGGCACCACGTCAGCTAACTTTGCGTTGGTAATGTACGACAGCGCTGGGACGTCGCTATGGACATTCCGCGCTGATGGGTACACCGGCGCTAACGGCGCTAAAACTGAATCGCCTGCGGGCTCTGGCGCGACTACGGCTAGCTCGGCCAATCTGTACATGGCGTCTTCTGGCGGCACTTCTCAGATGCTTCGCTCGACGTCTTCGCTGCGGTACAAACACAACATCCAAGACGCGACGTTTGGGTTGGCTGACGTGCTGAAATTGCGCCCGGTGACGTTCCAAGGCAACAACGATGGCGACCGCGTGTTCGCTGGGTTTATCGCCGAAGAAATCCATGACCAAGGGTTAACCTGTTTTGTGCAATATCTTGAAGACGGGCGTCCAGACGGTTTGTCGTATGGCAATTTCACGTCGCTGTTGGCAAAAGCCATCCAAGACCAACAAGCAATTATTGAAAGCCTCAAAACGCGAATTGCGGCGCTAGAAGCTAAGTAACAATGGCTACACCGCCGCCCAACAATTTGATTGCTAGCACCCCAGCAGGGCAACGGTTCTTGGGCTATGACACGCTCGATTTTTGGCTGCAAAAAGATAAGCCTGCGGTGTTTATGGGGTTATCCCAACCTCAATGGAACGCAATGCGAGATGCCCAGCTAAATTTGGCAAAAACCCATGTCCCCAAAGCAGGCGAACAGCGCTATGGGTTCGTCAATTTTGGGCAAGGGATGGATTCCAAAAAAAACAACCGCAGTTGGCAGGAAAAGTTCTCTAACACCAAAGGCGCAGGCTTGTGGGCGCTGGGCATCAACCCGGACGACCCCCAAGCGGAAGCCAAAGCGCAGGCGATGTTGGGCCGGCTGCTCAACAGCAAAGACCCCAAGTACCACCAGAGCGTATGGGGTGACAAAACTTGGGGCCGTGATGACGCCAAGGTGCCGTCTATCCGACAACTTATGGCGCAGAATCCCAACATTTCGGCAACCGAGCTTCTGGATTACTCGCAGCGAGCGCTGCAAGCGCAAAATTCACTTCAGCCCAATGACATCGGCGGGATGATTGGTGACACATTTGCCGAAATTGCGCTGACGGTATTGTCTGGCGGTAACCCTACTCTTGCCATCATGTACGGCGCCGCTAAAGGTGGCAGCGACAGTGGGTCATGGCTCGGGGCGCTTAAAGGCGGCGCTAGCGGCGCAACTACTGCGTTGGGCACCGGTTCTGTGTTGAACGGCATTACCGCTGCTGGCGGGTTTAGCAATTACGCAGGCAATTTGCTGTCCAACGCGGGAAATTTTCTTTCGCATCCGCTAACATCAGCGGGCAATTATTTGTCGGGGTTAGCAAACGATGCGACAAATTTTTTCAAATACGGCCCAGAAGTCACCAACCTTAACACCACCGAATTTATGCCTGATTGGGTGGTATCGGGTGCAAACGCTGGAATGTCCAATGCCGCCAAAGCGGCGGGTGCAATCGGCACCGCGAACACATTGTCAAAAGGTGCTGGCGCGCTGGGCGAACAAGCTGGCGCCAAAGGAGGCGAGATGAGTTGGGTGAGTGACGCGCTAAAAACGGCCAAAGATACGTTTGGCATCACAGGTGGCGACATTTTGCGCGGCAGTGCCGATTTGATTTCGGGCGCGATGAGTTCCAACGCCGCTAACGAAGCCGCGCGGATTCAAGCCAATGCTGCTACTGCTGGAGGTCAGTTAGCGTCGCAAACCGCCGACAAGCAGATGGCGTTGTTGGAACGCATGTTCAACAAGCAAGTCGCGTTGCAAGAACCGTTTCGACAGGGTGGTGTGGCGGCGGAAAACCGCATGCTGGACTTGTTGGGAGTTAGTCCAAATAAAGGCGTAGCGGGCTACGGGTCGCTCGCCAAGAATTTTGGCATGTCTGATTTTCAAGCTGACCCCGGCTATGCGTTTCGCATGACGGAAGGATTGAAGGCGTTAGACCGTCAGGCGGCAGCGCGCGGCGGTTTAATTTCGGGCAACGCGCTTAAGGCCGCGCAAGCCTACGGGCAGGATTTGGCGTCGCAGGAGTATCAGAACGCATACAATCGATACCAGACCAACCGTACAAGCTTGTTAAACCCGCTTCAAAGTTTAGCTGGTGCGGGTCAAACCTCGGCGAGTACGACTGGCAACGCGGCGGCAAACTTTGGCACCGAAGGCAGCAACGCACTAGGCGGCGCTGGGACGGCGCAAGCTAACGCGATTCAGAACGCCGCAAACGCGCGGGCATCGGGGTATTTGGGTTCGCAACAGAGTTGGAATTCGGCACTTCAAAACGTCGCGGCGATACCTGGGCAATCCCAGCAAAATGAGTTTATGAACGCGCTGATGCAGAGATACCTTAAAAGCTAGGGGATAGAACCATGCCATTAGATCCCGTTCTCGCCCAAGGCGTCGCGCCGATTAACTTCGCCGGCCCCGACCCGGCGACGAAAATGAACCAGCTTGCCGCCATGATGAAGATGCAAGGTCTTCAGCAGGAAGAGCAAGTAAACGCGCTGGCTTTGCGCGAAGCACAAGCAAAAGAAAAAGATCGGCAAGCACTTGCGGGCGCCATATCCGGCGTAAATCCCCAAGATCCGTCAACATGGGGTGGTCTTATAGCTGGTGGCGCGCCGGGCATAAAAGCTATGAGCGATTTGGCGACCATGCACAAAGAAACGCAATCCGCTGCCGCTGCTCGGTTCAAAGACTTATCTGAACATCTGCGGACTAACGTAGCGCCCACAATAAAAACGCCCGCACAAGCGCTTCGTTTTATTTCGTTGTTGCATGAGCACCCCGACTTAAAACCGTTTTATGACCGGTTAGGGTCTAAAGAAGAAGCCTTATCGGATGCAGAAACGATAATGCAATCGCCTGGCGGCTTAGAGACATTGGTCAATGGTCTTACTGGTTTGACGCCAGATAAACTAAGCGAGATGACGGACCGTAGCGAGCGCAACCGCCGCGAAAACGCAAATTTGGCGTTGAGCCAGCAAAAATTTGAGTGGGAGAAAAATAACCCCGGATTTGAAATTCAAGACACGCCGCAGGGTTTAGTTGCGGTCAACAAAAGAACCGGCGCAGCGCAAGCGGTTATGTTGGGCGGGAAAGCGGTTGAAAGCACTGAGTCACCGGCGTTTAAGGCGCAAGTTAGGACGGCTGAAAAACGCGGCGAGCTTACCGCGCAAGCCGAATCGGACCAAGCAACGCGGGCCAGAGGCGCGGCGAATGTGTTGACGTCGCTGGGGTATAATTTAGCCGACCCATCAACCGACGATGACGTGGTGACGCTAATCAAAAAATCCACCGGCGGTTTGTTAGAAGCCAGCGTTTCTCAAATACCTCGCGCTATTGGGGCATCAACGCCAGGGCGTCTTGCAATCGCTGGGCTAAAAACTATAGCAAACAACACCGCAATGGATTTGTTGGGTGGAAAAATTGGCGCGGGTATTTCTAACGCCGACCGCGATTTCATCATAGCGGGGCTAGGCGAAATTGCTGACCCGCTAATTCCGGTTGATGAACGTGTAACCGCATGGCGTGAAGTTACTGCCAGACTTGCGCGCATCGCCAACTCAAGTAAGGTTTCTCCCGCTACTGACGGTGCCGCGTTAGCTGGCGGGCAAGGTAAACCACCGCTGTCACAGTTCAATCGGCAGGAGTCCAGATAATGGCTTTTGACGTAGCTGGAGCCCGAAAAGCGGGGTATACCGATACCGAAATTGCAGACTATCTTGCGGAACAAGACAAGTTTGACATCAAAGGCGCTCGCGACGCCGGGTACGCTGACGCCGATATTTTATCGCATCTGACCGGCACCCCAACGTCAGAACCAACGCCAAAATCCACGCCAAAATTAACGCCAAAATCAACGCCTGAGCCCGCATGGTATGACAAGCCGCTATTCGGCCAGAAATGGCTGGGCGCGCCCAAAGAGCTTGTGACCGGTTCCCGTGCGGTGCTGGAAGGCGCAACGGCGCTGCCGGGGTTGCCATATGACGTCGTGGCCGGTACCGCCAATTTGGCCGGCGCCAATTTGCCGTCCACGTCGCAAGGCATAGGCAATCTGCTGAACATGGCGGGCGTACCTCAAGCGCCCGAAACCGCGACGACTGCCGCCATTCGAGGTGGGGCTGGCGCGCTTACCGGCGCGGGCGCCGCGAATATGTTGGCGCGTAGTGCGTTGGGCTTAGGTGCTGAACAGCTAACAATGCCTCAGTTCCTTGCGCGAACATTTGCCGAACAACCCATCACGCAGGGTGTCGCGGGTGCTACCGGCGGCGCGTCGTCAGAGTTAGCACGTCAATCTGGTATGGGGCCTGGCGGGCAAATGGCGGCTGGGCTGCTGGGCGGCGTGGCGCCAATTGCTTTCGCTAAAGGGTTAACTAGCTTTGGTGGTTTTCTGGGCAGTGAAATTGGCAAACTTGGTCGGTCAATCTATTCCGGCACCGAAGCCGGGCGACGCGAGTTGACCGACCGCGTTACCAACGAGCTATACCTGCGGACGTTTGGCGGCGCGACACCAAATCAGCTTCTTGAGCAAGGCGTCACCCCCGAAAATATCGCTCGCTTAGAGCAAGCGGCACGTTTTGCCCAAGCCGGCGAAACCGGCAAAACTATCGCGGTATTAGAGCAAGACCCGGTGCTGGCTAACTTTGTTTCGCAGCGGTTAAAAGATGAAGAAGTTGCCCGAAACACAGCCGACGTTGCCCTTGAACAACGCCAACAGCTTGCTGGCCCGCTGGCCGGCGCCCGTGAGTCTGTAGAAGCCACCGGCGCGCGCGAACTGGCGCAACGGCAAGCTGGTCTTCAATCCGCTGAGCAAGCGGCGGAAGGTTTTGCGCGTCAAAACGTAGCGGACCAAAATTTTCCGCCGCAAGACCTAGAGCAATTAGGGCGGCAAACACGCGGCGCCGCGATGTCAACTGAAAGTCGCGCTAGGCGCATCACGCGGCAACCGTATGAGGAAGCTGATGCGTTAGGCGCCGATTTGGCGCCTATTCCCGCAGGCAGCGTTCGCGCGGCGGCGGACAACATTATTGGCGATGCGGGGTTTGCCGCTAAAGACGTCCCTGAATTAGCGAATGCTTTAGCCGCAATTCGCGGGCGCACGCAGCGCGGTGGGTTTATGAACCTGCAACGCACCGAAGGCGAGCCCACTATGACGTGGCCTGAATTAACTTCAGTGCTTCGCGCGGTCAACGCCGATATGCGGTCTGTGGCGCAGAATCCAGAACTGCGACCAAAACTGCGTAACTTGCGCGAATTGAAACGCTCAGTGCAGGGGCTAATCAATTCGGCGCCCGAAGAAGTAATTCCGCAGCAGTTAAAAGACGCATTTGCAAACGCCGAAACGCTGTATCGGCAAGAATATGTGCGTCGGTTTAGGTCCGGTAATCAACAGCGAAACATGCTGTTAAACCGCAATGGCGCACCGGTCATCGCCGACGAAGATATTATTAAGACCTTCTTCAAGCCAGGTGGCGCAACACCTGCGCGGCGGTTTCTGGATATGTTGGGCGACAACCCGGTGGCGATTGAATCAATGGAAGCGGGCATCCGCGAGCGGTACCGGCAAGAAGTCATTAGGAACGGCGCGGTAGACCCCGCAGCGCACGCCAGATTCATGGACAAGTATCGAGCCCCGCTAGGTATCTATGAAGACGCTGGCGCTGATTTGTCAGCAATACGCGCGCAAGGTGAAGCGGCGCGTGTAGCTGGCGAAACTGGCGCTGGGCTTCGCGGCGCGGTCGATATGGCGCGCAGAAACGTGTCTGATTTTGAGTCTCAGCTTAGGTCGGAAGTGAAATCCATTTCCGATTTGCAAGCCAAACTTAACGTCGAACCAGCCAATACCGTAGCGGCCAACACGATGGATGACGTCACCCGCGCGGTGCAAGACGTTGAAAAATTCCTGTCTGATGAATCTCAATTTGACAAATTACTATCGTTTGGGCGGGATTTGCCCAACGCACTTGAACGCGAAATTAAACCCGAAAGCGCCAAAGTGCCGCTAACCATCATCGAAGAAATTTTGTACAACAACACCAACAAGCTGTTGACTAAAAATCTTCGCGGGCCGCTAGCGGCTAAAATTGGCAGAGAATTGCTGGACTCGCCGACATTGCGGGCGGCGTTGGAAAAAGCCGCGTTGGCTGCATCAAAACGTAAGTTTCGCGTGCCTGTTTCAAAGCAGATTAGCGCGAGCGCCGCGTTTAAAGGTGCTACGATAAACGCGCTAACGCCGAACCCCAACAACAACCGTTTTGGCTCAAAGTCGTTGTTGACGCCAAAAGAAGCCGCGCGTATGGCCGAAGAAGCCGCCGGCAACACCAACCAACTCGGAGCGCCGTAGTGGACCTTCAGACTATCTTTAACGTCGGGTTAGGTGCCATCATGGCAATTCTGGGCTGGTTCGCGCATGAAGTGTGGACTGCGGTTAAGGAACTGAAGTCGGACCTGTCGGGCCTGCGCGAAGACCTCCCAAAAATGTATGTGATGAAAGAAGACTACAGGCGCGACATTTACGAAATCAAAGAGATGTTGACGCGCATCTTCGACAAACTAGATGACAAGGCGGACAAATGATGACCCTTGGCGAAAAGCAGCGACTGTTTACCCGGCTGGTCGGCAAGCTCATCGAGTTCGCCTACAGCAGCGGCTACGAATTGACTTTTGGCGATGCCTACCGAAGCCCCGAGCAAGCAAAACTGAACGCGGCGGCAGGAAAAGGCATCGTCAACAGTCTCCATTGTGAGCGTCTGGCGATTGATTTGAACCTGTTCCGCCACGGCCAGTACCTAACAGCATCCGAAGACTACAGGCCGCTAGGCGAGTTCTGGGAGACGCTAGGCGAGGACTGCGCTTGGGGTGGCCGGTTCAGCCGACCAGATGGCAACCACTTCTCTATCAAACACGCGGGGCGCGCATGATGCAGTATTTCATCGACCGGGCTAAAGAGCCTAGCACCTGGCGCGGGCTGGCGTTGTTCGCTGGCGCCGTTGGCCTGCACATCTCGCCCGAAGCGCTCACCACTATCGGGAGCGCCGTCGCTGCGGTTATTTCGATGATTGAGGTACTGCGGAAAGGTTAATCAGCCGGTCGAGGTACCAGCGGGCCTTCCGCAAGTCCTCGACCCCGCCCTTGCGCTTCCAACGCCACAGGTACTTGATGGCGTTGGCGGTGCAGACCGCCTCAATGCCTTCCAAACCGACGGTGGCGGCCTGTAGGGCGTCGATGCACTCGACGCCGCCTGCGGTGTAATGCGGCGGATGGTTGACCGTATCGCTCACGCCAGCATCTCCCGGCGCTCGCGTTCCATCCTGATGGTGCAATAGCGCTGGTGTAGGCGCAGCATGATAGTCAACCGCCGCGCGCCTGCGCGCTCATCATCCAGCATCTGCTTCACTTGGTCTTCTGACATCGTTGGTAGGTTCACCAACAGTTCGCGCCACGTCATCATTTAAGTGCCTCCTGGGCAATGTCCGACAGACTGCGCTTATC